CCTCTGTCGTTACCCGCTGATGCGGGAGAAATGTTTTGGCGCTGGCTCCCCACAATGAAGCAGGGAAGGCCGTCGTCGCCTTGGTGAGCCATTACCTCACCAACTAGCTGATAACCGTCTGCCAGCCCAAAACATTCCAGTTACGCACCATTGCCGCTCTCCCTGAGCCCGCCGGGAGGGCTAAAGGTGCTTCCATTTTTTCCGCAATCGAATTGAACTAATGTAAGAAGGCGATAACCCATAGACAGCAGCAATTTTTCTGTTACTAAGCGGTGAGCTTCGTATCGCGAATACATCTTCTGGTGTCAGCTTGGCTGCGCCGTTCTTCTCTCCAGTTACGTGCTTGGCGCGACCTTTCAATTCCATATCCCTAACATTGTCTAGCTGAGTGCCTAGCTCTAAGTGTTTTGGGTTAATGCAACGTGGGTTATCGCATTTGTGAAGAATGACCATCCCTTTAATGCTCTCAAGGCTAACGCCACGATCTTCGCAATAGGCCTTTCGATGCAGCTTGATGGAAACTGTTTTCCCATTGACGGTCGTGGATGTCTGTCCATAAAGCTGTTTTTGTTTATGTTCAATGCAATTACTCAACATACTGATCTCTCGTAAGAAAACATTAGGTTGTGTAATCCCGCATATTGGAACCTTCCATTGGCTCGCCATGGGGCCGACGCATGGTTTACTGTCGCGCCGTTCGACTGACCGAATCTCAACTTCGCCGCTGGCTAACTTCGCTCAGCTGTCGATGTTTCGTTTCGATGGGGTAAATTTAGCGTGATGCTAAATTATGCGCAATAGCAAAATGCTAAATTATTGGTGTGTTTTATTTAGCGCATTGATTAATAAGCGATTAAAAATTTACAGGGCAGGAATTTAGGGCGAAAAAAAGCCCGCGCGATGGCGGGCTTGAGCGGGATTTGCGTGAGGTTATGGGATGTTCAGTATCTTGGCATCAACCACAACTCCGATAATTTTGCAGTTGCCGTTAATCTCTATCATTGGATATGCGGGGTTAAGAGGCTTAAGGAAGCGTCTGCCGGCATCGATTACAAGCTTCTTAAAGGTCGCTTCGTTATCGCCTTCAAGCTTCGCGACAACCAGCTTCCCGTTGCGCGGTTCGACTTCAGGATCAACAAGTATCGCTGCCCCCTCTGGTATGCTCAGCCCGGCGGGGGAGGTCATAGAATCCCCTTTAACGTCAAGCCAGAATGAATCTTCTGAGCAGTCAACAGTCGTGTCATACCAGCGATCTATCGCTCTTCGGTGATAAGGTTCTACAGCTTCCATCCATTGCCCCGCGCTTACCCAGCTGATTACAGGATAACTTCCTTTTATCTCGTTAAGTCCTCGAAATGCAACGTTCGAAGGTTCTTCACTGGCGTGTAAAACATCCATCCAGCCAAAAGGCAGATCAAGCGCAGTTTCAATTTTGCGAGCCATCTTATCGCCGATATTGCGATGAGGGTTTGGTCCCAGTAGCTGGCTAAGCGCAGCCGGACTTGTCTCGATGAGCTCGGCGAACTGCGCCTTGGTCATTCCAGATTCGTGCTGACGTTTCTCGTACAGCGCTTCCAGGTTGGCTTTTCTGATTTCTTTATTTTCCATCCCTGCATTGTTACTGCTTTTAGCAGAATGATAAATGTGCAAATTGCTAAATGATGCTTGCGTAGTATTTAGCATAACGCTAAACTCCAAATTAAACGACTCACCCGGAGACAACAATGAGCACTGAACTACACCGCTGGCGCAAGGCCGCCACTACCGACGAATGGGCACAGCTCGCAAAGTTGGCTAACACGACGCCAGGTTACCTGGACCAGATTGCCTACGGAAATCGCCGGGCATCTCCAGAAATGGCATCTGCTATCGAAAAAGGCACGAAGAATTTTCACCGCCAGGCTCCGGTCCTCAAAGAAAGCCTGGTATTCGCATCGCCGCGAAATACCGCGGCATAACCAATTAAATCAGAGGAAGTATCGCAAATGGAAACCTTAACGACACGCAACAAAGCGGAGGCGCGACGAATTGAGAGCTGGGTGCAGCGGCAAATCGCAGATCTTGGGACCACCAGGATCGCCGAAGTAGCTGGCGTCAACAAATCAACCGTAAGCCGGTGGCGGGAGAACCTGGTACCGAACATGTCGCTGCTGCTGGCCATCCTGATTTCGAACAGGGATGGAGTGAAGGGAGATTTTGAAGCATGAACGTAGAAAGGGGAAAAGCCGCGGTGCTGGAACACCAACGGCTTTCAGGTGCAAAAACGAGAGTAGTTGCAGGAGGAATAATGGCAAAAAATCCACGCTATTACCATACCGCTGTACATAAAAACATAACCCGCGACCGCTTCATCCGCTCGGTTAACCCGATTGTGGCAGAGAAGATGCGCGCCATCCTGGAAGAACTGAAACGTAAGGAGAGTGGCCGTGGGTAACGTATCCAATTTAGCCGAAGCCAGAGAGGCCAGAAGGCTCCAGAAACCGCGCACGAATGACGGTAAGGGGTTTGCCTTGCTGCACCGTAAAATTATGGATGTGCCGTTCTACAAGGACGCTGAGGCGGCTCATTTATGGGTTCACCTGCTCCTGCGCGCTAATCATGAACAGACACTGGTATCGACTGATGTCGGCGATGTGATCTGCGAGCGCGGAGAGTTCATTACCGGGCGAAACACGCTGGCAATGGAAACGGGTTTGACCGCTGATCGCGTTAAATCACTTCTCCGTAAATTCCAGAATCTGGGCATGATTACCACCAAATCGAACAACCGTTTTACTGTTCTAAAAGTGGTCAAATATGACGAATATCAGTCAAATTTTTGTCCAGCCGATGTCCAGCCGGTGTCCAGCGCAAACACAGTTATATCAATGCCTGTGGAGGTGGAGTGTCCAGCCGATGTCCAGCCAGTGTCCACAGATAACAATATATTAAATAACTTACTACCTAACGGTAGTAAGTATGTCGCAAATGACCAGAAACCCGCTGAAGAGAAAAAGCCCCGTTTGTCATGCGATGAAGTATGGCAATGCCTGAAAGACGAACTGCCTGAAGCCCGGGGATGGAGATGCCTCACTGATGAGCGACGCAATCTGATCCGCACCTTCTGGGGTAAGGCTAACAAGATTGCCCGCAACCTGGACGGCAAGCCGATGGATATGGACGGTTTCAGAAGCTATCTGCGCTACATCGCTCAGAACTGCCGCTGGATGCTTGAAGACCGACCAGACCAGAAATCCGGGAAGACCTGGCGCCGCATGAAATTCGATAAGTTCCTGACCGAAAAGCTCTACATCGAAGTGCGCGAGGGGGATCGTGATGACCGCTGAATTAATGGCTGTACCGCAAAACCTCGAAGCAGAGCAGAGCGTTATCGGTGGCCTGCTGCTGGATGATGACAACAGCGAGCGAGTCCAGAAGGTTCTGGCGATGCTCAAGCCTGAGTCGTTCTACAGCCGACCTCACCAGCTGATCTTTGCCGAGATGCGCCAGATGTTCCGCGACAACAAGCCAGTCGATGGTCTGACATTGTTCGACGCGCTTGAAGGCAAAGGGCTCGCGGAGCAGGTAGGTGGCTTTGCTTACCTGGCGGAGATAGCCAAGAACACTCCCAGCGCTGCAAACATCGTTGCTTACGCAGCATCAGTCCGGGAAGCCGCAATGGAGCGCTACGGTATAAACCGCCTGACCGAAGCTACTGAGCTGCTGTATTCCCGCAACGGCATGAGCGCCACGCAGAAGTACGAGGCCATTCAGGGTATTTTCACCCAGCTCGCAGACCATTCAAAAACCGGCAGCCGCCGAGGGTTGAGATCGTTTGGCGAGGTTATGGATGACTGGGTAGCAGATCTGGAGAAACGCTTTGACCCTTCAGGCGAACAGCGCGGCATGAGCACCGGTATCCCGTCACTCGACCGAATGCTGGCGCCGAAAGGTCTGGTTAAAGGCTCTCTGTTCGTAATTGGCGCAAGGCCAAAGATGGGCAAGACAACCCTGTACGGGCAGATGGCGATCAACTGCGCGGTTCGTGAGAAAAAGCCAGCGCTGATGTTCAGCCTCGAAATGCCGAGCGACCAGATCCTCGAAAAGCTTGTTGGGCAGAAGTCCGGCGTAAACCCGAGCATTTTTTACATGCCCGCCACGGATGACGCCGACGACCAGTACCAGGGAGACTACGACGGCGACTTTAAGAAGGCGATCGCTACAGCGGGCCGGCTGAGTGAAATCGACATGCTGTACATCGACGACACTCCGGGCCTGTCACTGGCGCACATCGTTAGCGAAAGCCGCCGAATCAAGCGCGAGAAGGGCTGCGTAGGAATGATTCTGGTTGACTACCTGACTCTGATGACCGCCGAAAAAGCCGACCGTAATGACCTGGCCTACGGGATGATCACCAAAGGTCTGAAGAATCTCGCCAAAGAGCTTGGCTGCGTCGTCGTGCTGCTGACCCAGCTCAACCGCGAACTGGAGAAGCGAGTGAATAAACGCCCGTTGCCGAGCGATTCCCGCGACACAGGGCAGATTGAGCAGGACTGCGACTACTGGGTTGGTATCCACCGGGAAGGTGCTTTCGATGACAGCGTGCCGCCGGGAGAAACCGAGTTAATCCTGCGACTCAACCGCCATGGCAGTACCGGCACGGTTTATTGCAATCAGATCAACGGGGCAATTTACGACACAGACCAGCATGCAGCCGCCGCAGAACGCCGCGGGCGCGAGCAGCAGCCGAAAAAGAAAGGGGGCTTCTGATGAAAGGCAAACAGGCAATTCTGCGTTATCTCGAAACGCACCGGACCTTCACCGCGAAGGATGTGGCCACAGAGTGCGGCATGACCATCAACTGCATCACGAAGAACGCCATCGATCTGGAGCGGGCCCGCAAGATTGTCCGCGTGAGCAAGGTCTGGCGAACGGTGACTTATCGTCTGGCGACGCCAGAAGAACAGGATGGCACCGCGCGCAGCTGCACCAACGGAATATTTCAGGAGTGCCGGAGCAGTCCGGCGATGAAGCGAGTATTGATGGTTTGGGGGAGGGTAGGGGTATGAACGTGAAACGTTATGAGTGGGTGGCCTGTGATGAGCATGCGTGCCATTGCGACGTGGTAGAGAGTGCTGAAGGCGATATGGTTGATTACGAAGACTACGCCGCACTTGAAGCCAGATGCGCGGCGCTGGCTGCGGAGAATGCGCTTCTGAAAAAATCGGAGCCAGCACCATTCAGTAAGCTGATGATGGAGGCGCTTGATGTTTATCAGGCGGGCGCTGATGAAGTGCCGGAGCTGGCAATGCTGAGCGCATATAAAAAATTGCGAGATGGGCTAAAAACCCCAGCGACCGACGCTTTCCTGGCTGAAATGCGGGCTCAGGGTGTGGAGATGTTTGCTGACAACCTGCTGTGTCAAGACCTTGATGACACTATCCGTGAATTCGCCGACGAGCTTCGCAAAGGAGTGCAGTCATGACTCGCATCCGTAACTTTGGCTGGAATCGACTCAAACTGGCAACTCTGTCTTACGACGAGATAAGCACCCTCGAAGAGCAGGTTAAGCAGGAGCACGCCTGCAAAGATGGCATCCACATGTACGACAAAGCAGGCCGTGACAAGCTCGATGCTCTGAGCTGGGCCGTATACAACAAGCAGAAGCAGGAGTCCGCCAAATGAGCAACATCGACAAACGGGCCGTGCAAGCAGTTGCCGATTTGAAAGCTGGTTACACCCTAGGTCACGCTGACGTTGAAATCATACAGCAGATGGCTCTAGATGCGGTGACGTTGATGGATGAGCTGGAGGCCAAAGACAAGCGGATTGCTGAGCTGGAGGCGAAGCTTGAAACAGCCGATAAATTGCAAGACAGCTCGTTTCGGCATGGTCTTCAGCATGGCTTCAGTTTAGGGCAAACAGATAATCAGGCTGGATTCGAGCAAGCCATCCATGCGTATGGGCAGCAGTGGAAAGGAGAGTGAGTATGAAATACGAAATCCCAGAATCAGAAGATATTGAATGGCAGCAGGATATGCTACGTGAAATAGACAGCGCCCTTGATGTCTTGCGTGATGAACATGAGCACGCAGAGGTGGTGGAGGAAATCATCAATGATATCACCGCGAGAATAGCATCACTCCGCGCCTACTCTGGATATTGAGGACTAACCCATGACATTCACCAAAGAGAGACTGACGGAATTATCCAGACGTGAAAATGTCGGGGCTATTCTCGGCGAAGAAATTGCAGAGCTGGCGCGTATTGCGCTGGCATCGCTCGAAGCGGAGGCTGTGTGCGTAATCGACCAGTCCAATCTTGATTATCTCAAATCTGGCTCCGATGCAGACGTATGGCCTGCGTCCAGAGCAGAGATGGGTGATGTGCTTCTGTATCGCTCCGCCACGCCAGCGCCGGTATCTGTGCCCGCTGCGATGGAAATGGATGATGACTTTGACAGCGCGTTTGAACACGGAAAAGCTGTCGGCTGGAACGCCTATCGCGCAGCCATGCTTCAGGGTGCAGATGGTACCCTCACCAATGAAGGTACCATACCAGTCACGCAATTTAAGCCGGTAGCAGACCTGTACGGCTTAACCTCACCAACTGGCGGCGAAACATCATTCACTTTCGACGCTGTTGAAGCTCGCGATTTCATTGATGGCGGTTGGTTATGTCAGGAGTACGTGGAGCTTGAACGCTTTCAGGAAGCGATAACCAACCATACCGAGGATAAGCTCGCTATGGTTGACCATTCCGGTGACTCCAACAATATGATTGAATCTGTAACGACGGCTTGCGAGTTGCGCGATGCGGTGGATGCCATTCGCAATTCCGGCATAGCAATTGACGGTGAGAAGATTCTGGCTGAGCGCGATGCTCTCAACTCTCCGGTGATTCCGGATGGTTGGGTGGCTTGCAGTGAGCAGATGCCGGAAGACGAGCAGGAAGTAATTGTTCAGAACAAGATGGGATACCGTTATGTATCTTACTTCGATGAGCATTCCGGACTGTTTTTTGACATGCGTGGCGGTAATCAAATGAACTGCATTGAGCACATATTTGTTACCCACTGGATGCCAATGCCAGCAGCACCGCAGCAGGAGGCATGATGTACGACAATTACACCATCAACCGCTGCGACGCCATGGAGTGGCTTGCAGAGCATTACCCAACCTTCCCGGACAGGATGCCAGATGTGCCGCTTAAGGCCGACTGGTGTAGCGCCAGCCTGTTCAGAGGGTGGAGTTTCGTTGTCTTGCTCGATGGTTCACTGGTCTTTGCTGACTGCCTGTCACCTCCCATCCGGGCAGAAGACATGGCTGGCTTCAAACTGCCTGAGTTGACATAGCTACCATACAAGCGATATGGGGATTCACATATCGACCCGCCCAGGGCCTCTTCGGAGGCCTTTCTCTTTAGTTGATTTTGTTGAATCAACCGTCCATACTTTCTTTGCTGACGGCCTGAACACCCGTCAGTGACTTCTGCGCATTTAAGGGGACTTAAATGCGACCACAATCTGAACTCCTCACATTGTCACAGATGCAGAAATGCACCTGCGATTTTCTGCATTCTGCGTTACCTCTCGGAGGTGGCGTATGAAGCAGCACTACTGCATCGTTAACGACACCGTTAAAGACAACCTCATCGCATACATTCGCACCCTGCCGGTAAACCCTCGCGCGCCGATGGTGGTCGAGGCCCGGGAAGAAACGCGCACCGATAAGCAGAACCGTTTGATGTGGCCGCTGCTGAAAGATCTGTCTGACCAGGTTGTCTGGCACGGCGAAAAGCTGACCCGTGAAGAGTGGAAGGACCTGATCACCGTTCTGGTGAATCAGACCCAAGACCAGGAACAGAAATCCGCGCCGGGCATCAACGGCGGCCGCGTTTATTTCGGCGTCCGCACATCCAAATCCAGCAAGCGCTACATGGTCGACGTCATTGAGGCGATTTACTGGTTCGGAACCGACCGCGGCGTGAAGTTCTCCGAAGCATCCAGTAAGCGCATCGCCTGGGCGCAAGAGTGGAGGGCTTCCCGTGGGTAGTCCTCTCGCGCGCGTCATCACAAATCACATCTTCAACGTTCCGGCGCGCCGCAAGCGTAAGCCCGCGGTTAAGCCGTCCGACATCCCGACACTGAAAGGCTACACCGCCCGCCTGGTGGATCAGAAATGGCTGCGCCTAGCGGCACGGAGGAGCCATGCGTAAACCATCCCGCCGTAAGTGCAAAGTATGCGGGGAATACTTCGTGCCGAAATTCCATGACATCCGGATCCGCTGGTGCTGCCCGGAACACGGCGCAATCCTCGCAATGGAAGAACGCGAGAAGGAGAAGGTGAAAGCCGCTGCTAAGCGCATTAAAGAGCAGAAGGAGGCAGAGAAGGCCGGGCGCAAACGACGTAAGGAGAGGCTGGCAGAGCTACGGCCAGCAGGTTACTACAAAGCGCAGGCACAGCAGGCTTTCAACGCCTACATCCGTGCGCGCGACGCCGATTTGCCATGCATCAGCTGCGGAGAGACCAATCCCCCGGATCTGCACGGCGGCCAGTGGGACTGCGGCCACTTCAAAACGGTCGGCGCTAATCCTGAGCTGCGATTTGAAGAACGCAACGCCCATAAGCAGTGCAAATCCTGCAATGCCGGGGCCGGCAAGTACACCGCCAAAGAGGCGACGGTCGCGCAGCAATACGAAGCTGGCCTGGTCGCTCGTTACGGTCAGGAATACGTCGACTGGCTCAATGGCCCCCACGAAATGACTAACTACCGCCGGGAAGACTTCATCCGGATCCGCGATGAGTACCGCGCCAAGCTCAAATCACTGAAACAGCGGGAGTCAGCATGATTTACGACCTCAAGCTTCCGCATTGGGCTTCACTGCTTAACTGCCCATTCTGTGGTGGTGAGGCAGAACTGGTTGCCGATGGTGATGGTGTTTATGCCGGATGCGCAACTAAGCAGTGCCTAATTAAGCCAATAACCGACACATATCCAACAAAACGCGATGCGATTCGTGCGTGGAATCGGAGGCCATCATGACCAGAGAGCAGATTGTCAGATACCAGGCCGAAAGCGTTAAGCGCGCCAGCATGCTACCAGTAGCAAAGCACAGCCAGACCAAAACCAACCAGCCTCAGAAGGAAGCCGCGTAATGAGAAAGCTCACACCAATTTACACCATGGTTAACTTTGTCGATGACGCCCATTTCCGGCGTGTCTGGAAGCATCCTAAGAAGACCATCACAACCAAGCAACGAGCCTGGGTGCAGTACATGATGTCAGTGTGGGGCAGAATTAATCGCGGCGATGACTCACCAGCTGGCGCTGTTAACGTTATTGGCCGCCTGATGATCCGGACTCAATGGAATCCTGATATGGGTGGACACATCCAGAGAATGGTCAACTGGCTTTATAGCGACGAGGGTGGGGCGCTGAGAGGTGAGGAACTCTATAAGAAAGCTCGCGAACTGGTCATCCCTCAATCCTCTACCAGCAACATCATCGCTCTCGCCAAAGAATCAGATGATGCAGCGTTCGTTGAAAAGGTGATGGTCAAGTTATTCCACCGTGAAAGCCCAGTCCGCGATTACGCCATTAAACGATACTGCGAACGCAACTGCACGCAAGATATAGCCAGGAAGATGCACCTGATCACCGGATTAGATATCCAGGCTTGCCGCCGCCGGGTTGTCTGGTGTGAAAAAGTATTCGAAGCAGAATTTTTCTATGCAATGAAGCGCGAAATGGAGAATGAGATTTCTATAATTGCTGCTTAAATGAAAAATATTTCTCAAATAACTTGATTTGTCGAAATAGAAGTGTATATTTTCAGGTATGCTCGGACGTCAAAGGCGAAAGAGCGGAGTGGTGAGATAACAGAGGCGGTGCTCACCATTGATACCGCCTAGTTGGTAACTTCGACGGTTCGTCTGGAACTCCAACCATCGCAGGCTGAGAGGTCTGCAAGATCCACACGAAAGAGTTGCGGTTAGCCAGCAACAAGTAGAGCCCCGCAGAGATGTGGGGCTTTTTTATTTGCATCTGTCGTAGTTTGGGAATTACGTCTGGCTTCCAACCAGAAGATGCGGGTTCGATCCCCGCCAGATGCTCCAAATTCGCCGGTCTAGTTCAGTGGCAGAACGGCAGCCTTGTAAGCTGCGCGTCAGAGGTTCGATTCCTTTGCCCGGCACCAGAACCCACTACCTGGGACCCTTCGGCCAGAGAGCCGACACTGCCTTACCCTCACATTGCCAGCCTGTCGCTGGCTTTTTTATTTGCGATGTCCGGTCGTTGTTTCCTGGCATCCTTCCACTCTACACAAACAGCACCCCGTTCTTTCGGAGGTGATATGGCTAAACGTATGCAAGATAAAGAAAGCATTGCCGGAGTGTCATGGCTGATTGTCCTTGCTCTGTCATGCTGGGGCGGCCTGGTCCGATACCTTATTGACGTTAAGCAGAACAAAGCCACCTGGAGCTGGATTAATGCGCTGGCACAAATTGCAGTGTCCGGCTTTACCGGTCTCATTGGTGGCCTAATCAGCGTAGAAAGTGGGCTGAGCCTTTACATGATTCTGGTTACGTCAGGCATTAGCGGGGCGATGGGCTCCGTGGCTCTGACGTACTTCTGGGAGCGCCTGACGGGGATGAAGAATGCAAACAATTAACCCTCAGCGCAAAGCGTTTCTCGACATGCTGGCATGGTCAGAAGGCACTGACAACGGACGGCAGCCGACCCAAAACCACGGTTACGACGTAATTGTTGGCGGATCGCTGTTTACTGATTACTCCGATCACCCGCGCAAACTGATTACGCTGAATCCGAGACTTAAATCTACTGCTGCGGGGCGCTATCAACTACTGGCGCGTTACTGGGATGCATATCGCAAGCAGCTTGGGCTGAATGATTTCTCTCCAGCTAACCAGGACGCTGTTGCTCTCCAGCAGATTAAAGAGCGCGGGGCGCTACCTCTGATAGACCGCGGCGACATTCGCCAGGCTATCGATCGCTGCAGCAATATCTGGGCATCACTTCCCGGCGCTGGTTACGGCCAGTTCGAACATAAAGCCGATGCGCTGATTGCTAAGTTCAAGACTGCCGGCGGGAAAGTTAACGAGCCTGCATCATGAACACGGTCATCATCTCATTGGTGAAAAAGCTTTGGCTGCCTGTTGTCATCCTGGCTGTAATTGCCGTGCTGTCGTGGAAGGTGAATCACTACCGCGACAACGCCATCACCTATAAAGACCAGCGCGACAAAGCCACCAAAAGTCTCCGCCTGGCTAACGCCACTATCAAAGACATGCAGACCCGCCAGCGTGATGTCGCTGCACTGGATGCCAAATACACGAAGGAATTGTCCGATGCGAAAAAAACCATTAACGATTTGCGTCGGGATGTCGATTCTGGCGCTAAACGGCTGCGCATCGCCGCAACCTGCCCTGGAGTGTCAAAAGCCACCTCCGCCCCCGGCGTGGATGATGCAGGAGCCCCCGAACTTACTCCAGACGCTCGACGGAGTTATTTCGATCACCGGGACGGAATCGCAACCGCTGACAAAATGATTCGCGGCATGCAGGACTACATCAGAGAGCAGTGCTTAAAGTGAGGTAATCATGTCATTAGAAGGCAGTCAAAACCCGTCCAAGTTCCGCGAGGAATGGGATAAGCAGACCCAGGGGAAATAGAGCCTCATCCCTGAGGTTCTGACACAGTCTCTCCTCTGGACTTTAAGCATAGAGAAATAACAGAGCCTCGCATTAGCGGGGCTTTTTTGTGGTAACCAGAAGACGAAGAAGGAAGTAACTATGTTCACAGTAAAAACCATCATCAACGGCGTAACCCATATCTGCGAAATGCCTACGTTTACAGTGGCACGCGCAGACTCAGAGCGATTTGACGACATCCTCAAGCTGACCAATGACCATTCCAATCCTGACTTTGCTATCTGGCTGCCGGATGTGTATGCCGATCCAGAATGCAAACACGCACTCCAGGAAGAGGAGTTGATTGTCAGTGAGCGCGATGGCGTATTGGACCATGACGCTATCGCCGTCCTGATTGAAGACTTCGAAAGCCCTGAGCATGCGAAGAAACGCGCCTTTGATGGCATCCGTTACCAGTTTATCTATCCGGGCGATCAGGTTTACGTGATGAACTCTCACGGCTCGACCATCGAAACTGTTAAGTAGGGCATTACAGAAGCTCTTCACTGAGGGGCTTCGATAATGATCTGTGTAACCCCGCAAGGATGGTGATCACATCTTGCTGACGGGTAAGCCGTAAGTGGCTAAGCACTTCTGAGAAGCAGGGCAACAGCTGCGACAAGGCAAAGAGGTAATCATGTCCGACATCTACCAAATCACGCTAACCACCCAAACAGGCGAAACCTTCACAGGCAAGATGTCACGACGTCAGCCTGAGTTGGTTAACGGCTTTGTACCGCTGGCGAACGAGACGGGCGAGTGGTTGTACTTTGCTCCAGCGGATGTGAAACGCGTGCAGTTCACGCCAGTGCAGGCAGAGCAGACCGAGCAGCCAGAAGAACAAGCAACGGAGTAACTCATGAGCAAAACAGTAACATTCACCTCAAAAGTATCTCTTCGTCCATACATGAAGCCGATCCTGGTGCTGTCAGCCTTACTTCGCTGGGACTGGTTGACTAACAAGTGCTTCAAAATCGAAACCGTTACCAGCGACACGGTGCAGCTTTAAGGCGGAGTAACCCATGGTTAACGATGACGAGCGCAGGCCATATCCGCCAGTTAACTTCATCACCTCCGACAACTGGCAGCCATACACCAGGCTAATACCTGCCAATGAAGTGCATGAGTGGGTAAGCCGCCAAATCCTCAGTGATACCGGAAGCATCCACAACCCTGACCATGAGCACCTGCTTGAAGCTAACCTCTGCTTTATGTGGGCGTCTGACTCTTTCGCGAAGAAAGGACGGTATGTCCTCGGTCAGGCCGAGCAGGTAATGCTGCGCGCCGGTGGTTGGCAGAAAGCCAGAATGGAACAGCAGATGCATGAATGGTTCGGGCGAATACCGAAGTTCATCATCACGCTGGCGGCTGATTACTGCTCACAATGCAGTGACCTCGAATTCTGTGCACTGGTAGAGCATGAGCTTTACCACATCGCACAGGCCACCGATGATTTCGGCGCGCCTAAGTTCAACAAAGAGACTGGGCAGCCAGTGCTTACACTGCGCGGCCACGACGTCGAAGAATTCACAGGTGTCGTACGTCGATACGGTGCCAGCAAAGAAGTACAGGAGCTCGTTGATGCGGCTAATTCGCCAGCAGAAGTGGCTCACATAGATATAGCCAGGTCATGCGGGACGTGCATGCTAAAGCTGGCGTAACGCTTTATTCAGATTGTCATGGAGGTAGCCTGTGGCAGCATTATCGACAGAGGTTAAAGCCTTCATCGTTCAGTCTCTGGCGTGCTTTGAGCCGCCCACGAAAGTCATTGAGCTTGTAAAGCAGGAATTTGGCGTGGAGGTATCGCGTCAGCAGGTATCTCAATACAGCCCAGGAAACGCCATGGCGGCTAACCTGAGTAAGAAGTGGGTAGATTTGTTTCATGCCACTCGCGAGCGATTCCAGACAGAGATATCTGATATCCCGATTGCCAATAAAGCTTACCGCCTGCGCGTTCTTGACCGCATGATGACCAGCGCCGAGAAAATGCGAAACATCGCACTGGCGACAGAAATCATTGAGCAGGCCGCCAAAGAATGCGGGGACGCCTATACCAACAAGCATAAGTTTGAACATTCTGGCCCTAATGGTGGCGCTATCCAGACGATCACCATGAGCAAAGAGGATTACAAATCCGCACGGCAGGAGATGATGGAGGATGACGACTGCTGAGCAAAGGGCATTTGCCCGTAAGGTTGAATGCGAAGAGGACGGGCTCTATTACGCTCGCTACTTCTTCAAGCAGCGCACCGGCGGCAAGATGATTGTCGCGCCTCACCACAAGGTGATTCAGCAAACGCTGGACCGCGTCATTGATGGTGAGATTCAGCGCCTGATCATCAACGTCCCGCCTGGGTACACAAAAACGGAATTGGCGACCATCAATATGATGGGACGAGGGCTGGCGCTGAACTGCCGGGCCCGTTTCATGCACCTGTCCTATTCGCATAACCTGGCGCTGCTGAACTCATCCACAGCGCGCGGCATGATTAAGTCGCAGGCATACCAATCCATGTGGCCGATGGCGCTGCGCGATGACGCTGACAGTAAGGCGATGTGGTGGACCGAGCACGGCGGCGGCGTTTATGCTTCGTCAGCTGCGGGACAGGTTACCGGCTTTCGTGCCGGACACATGGAACCGGGCTGGCAGGGCGCGCTGATTATCGATGACCCGGTTAAGCCGGACGACGCTTATTCGGAGATCGTCCGCGACGGCGTCAACAATCGCTTTAACGAGACAATTAAATCACGACTGGCGATCGAGACGACGCCGATGATTGTCATCATGCAGCGGATCCACTACCACGACCTGAGCGGCTATCTTCTGCGGGGCGGGAGTGGTGAGAAATGGCATCACCTGAACCTGCCGGTGATTATCGACAATAGCCAACCATACGCTGCGCAGTACCCTGAGAACTCCCACGCAATACCGATTGACCATGGCCTGCCTGATGGCTGGCTGTGGCCTTTCAAGCACAACGAGTCGCATCGCTTATCTCTGTTCTCTCACAGGCGCACTGCCGAAGCGCAGTATATGCAGAAGCCTCGCAGATTTAATGCTGAAGGAGCCCTGTGGACAGAAGTTATGATCAGCGCGGCACGCGAGCTGCAAATTCATCACGATAAGGTTCGCACTGTCGTGGCGATTGACCCACAGGCAACAAATAGCGACGAAAGCGATGAAACAGGCATTGTCGCTGCCAGCTCATATGGTGCCGGTGACAAAAAGCAGTTCTCTGTGGATGGCGATTACAGCGGAAAATATTCACCAGCTGGATGGGCCAAGAAAGCCATATCGGCTTATGAGCAACACGAAGCTGACGCGATAGTTATTGAGACGAACCAGGGCGGAGATATGGCGGAGGAGACACTCCGCAACGCCGGGTTCAAAGGTCGCATCATTCGTGTCCATGCCAGCAAAGGTAAGTATGCCCGCGCGGAGCCGATATCGGCGCTCTACGAACAGGGGAGAGTGGCAAATCACGGCAATCTCTACGTGTTGGAGAACCAGCTGATGGAATACATCCCCGCCACCGCTAAGAAATCACCTGACCGCCTCGATGCAATGGTTTACGCACTGACTGAACTGAATGGATCGCAACCTGTGGGGATGATGATTCCGAAACGCCTTCGCTAACCAAACGGATAAACCATGACTGACCAATTAACTCTCGCCGTCAACCATGCGTTGAACGATGCGCGGATGGCGCGCGCCCGTATGGGGCTGATGGCACCGACGATGGGGCTGGACAATAAGCGCCATTCCGCATGGTGTGAGTATGGCTTCCCTGAGCAGGTAACCTACGAAAATCTCTATGCCCTGTACCGGCGCGGTGGTATCGCTCACGGTGCCGTTGAGAAGCTGGTGGGCAAGTGCTGGCAGACGAACCCGGAAATCATCGAGGGTGATGATGCCGACGAGAGCGAAAACGAAACTGCCTGGGAAAACAAGTCAAAGCAGGTATTCAACAACCGGTTCTGGCGCTCATTTGCCGAGGCGGATCGTCGTCGCCTTGTCGGTCGTTATGCAGGCATCCTTCTGCACGTCCGCGATGAAAAAGACTGGAACCTTCCGGTTACTAAAGGGCGCGGGTTGCAGAAGGTTTCCGTGGCGTGGGCCGGATCGCTAACGGTGAGCGAGTGGGACACTGGGCTGAACTCGAAGACTTACGGTCAGCCGAAAATGTGGCAGTACGCCGAACGCTTGCCGAATGGTTCAAGTCGCCGCGTCAATATCCACCCCGATCGCGTTTTCATCCTTGGTGATTACTCAGACGATGCTATTGGCTTCCTTGAGCCAGCTTATAACGCCTTTGTGAGCCTGGAGAAGGTAGAGGGTGGATCCGGCGAGTCATTCCTGAAGAACGCCGCTCGCCAGTTAGCACTTAGTTTCGACAAGGAAATCGACTTTGGCAGCATTGCATCTATGTACGGCGTTAAAGTAGATGAGTTGCAGGATAAGTTTAACGACGCTGCACGCGAGATGAATCGCGGCAATGATGTACTGCTTTCTCTCCAGGGGGCAAGCGTAACATCCTTGGTTTCACCGGTGTCTGACCCTTCGCCGACGTACAACGTAAACCTGCAAACTGCTGCTGCCGGGGTGGATATTCCGACGCGAATCCTGGTCGGAAACCAACAGGCCGAGCGCTCCAGTACTGAAGACCAGAAATATTTCAATGCCCGCTGTCAGTCTCGCAGGGGGGAATTGTCCTTCGAAATAGAGGACTTCTGCGACAAGCTCATTGAGCTACAGGTTATTGATGCAGTGGTCCAGAAGACAGTCATCTGGGATGACCTGAGCGCGCAAAGCGACTCCGAGAAACTTGATGCAGCCATCAAGATGGCGCAGATCAACAGTGCTTCAATCGCTACTGGCGAGCAGCCATTTACGGGAGAAGAAATCCGTACAGTGGCTGGGTATGAGGGATCTCCTGAGCCACTTCCAGAGGTAGATGATGACGAAGAAGAAAGCGAAGTCACCGATACTTCCGGGAAACCTTAAAGACCCGACGGGTGCCGACCGACTTGAGCGCGGGGCAATGAGCGAGTTCTCCAGGCGAATGAAGCGAATTGGCAAGGCGTACAAGGGCATTCTCGACCGCATTCCTGCATCGCCATCAGTAAACCAGCGTTACACCTTCGACCTCTATTCCACCCAGCTATCAATGCTCCTCAGCAATGCCTCATTGCTGGTTGATGAGATTTTGGGTGCAGATAACGAGACAGGATTCTGGTTCTGGGCTGATTACGTCAACCCGGCGTATCAGCGCGGCACGGCGCAGGAGTTTGCCAATCTGGCGCAGCAATCAGCCGTGTACGCTGCCGGACAGGAAAGCGTATCGACAATCCTTCTCAGCGAACCGTACCGACGTAGGCTGATTCTTGTTCGCGCTCGTACCTTCGAGGAAATGAAGAACCTCAGCGCCAGTGTGAAAGCGGATATGGCGCGGATACTGACCGATGGACTTGGGCGCGGACAAAATCCACTGGAGATAGCTAAGCGCCTTACTGAGCAGACGGGGATTGAGTCTCGCCGGGCTAATCGTATTGCCAGGACGGAGATTACCACCGCGCTGCGCCGTGCGCGCCTGGACGAAGACGACGAAGCCAGAGAACGATATGGCATCCGTACAAAGCAGATGCACATATCAGCGCTCAGCCCGACGACCCGAAGCACCCATGCCGCGCGTCACGCCCATCTGTATACCGCAGAAGAGCAGCGGGAGTGGTGGGCTAAGGATGCAAACGGCGTGAACTGCAAATGCTCCACGATCGCGGTTATGGTCGATGAAAGCGGCAAGCCGTTAAGTGACACCATCATCGATAAAGCTCAGAAAACATTTAACACAATGAAAGCCCGTGGCTACCAATGGGCTAAGGGTTAACTCATGCCAATGCAAGTTAATGTCACCTCGAAGGTGAACAGTAAGGCCATCCGGCGCGAACAGCACAACGGACGCGAGCACTGGGTTGTTCCTTCCTACACCCTTCCGGCGAACGTGGTCATGAACGGCGGTCTGTATCCGGCCAGTGAGATTGACCAGCACTACAGTGGCCTGGAGGGGACACTGGCACCGCTTGGACATCCACAGGTCAACGGTCAGTTTGTTTCTGCTTTTAGTCCTGAGGGGCTGAATGTGGGTTATGTAGGGGCATGGAACAAAAACGTCAAGAAGTCCGGCAACCGCGTCTACGTCGAGAAGTGGATCGATACAGAAGTGGCAAAGCGCACGGATGACGGAAAGCGCCTCCTTGAGCGTCTTGAAGCGCTGGAGAAAGGCGAGGATGTTCCGCCAATCCATACCAGCGTTGCCGTATTCCTGGAGGAGCTTGAAGCGAACGATGAGCAGAAAGCTCAGGGGGCTTCATGGGTTGCGAAAATTCACGCGATGGACCATGACGCCATCCTTCTGGATGAGGTTGGCGCAGCTACGCCAGAACAGGGGGTAGGGATGATGGTAAATGCTGATCTTGCCACTCCACTGAAAGCTAATTCCGGCGCTCTGGTGGGGGAAACCTATCGCGAGCGTGAGCGGAGGCTGGAGAAGGCAGCGAAAGATAAATTCGCTCCTGGCGAGAAAGAATACGCCTGGGTGGCTGACTTCACTGACTCGCAAGCGGTAATCATCCTCAACAATGGCGAGCCGAAGGTTTACGGATACAAGTCTGAAGGCGGAAAGATTGTCTTTGATGATACCGGGACAGAGGTTCAGCGCCAGAGTTCATGGGTTGCTGTCGTCAACAAACTCAAATCTTTTTTCACACCGCAGGAACAGCCTGCACCAAACCACAAAACGGAGGGCGACATGCCTTTAACCA